GATACTATCGCTTTAGGTCGAGCCTTGGCTGAGGTTACCAATATGCTTAATTCTGAGTATGGAATCAGAGGTGATGAAAAGTCGTTACGTGATAAAATAGCAGCGAAGATTAAGGAGCTAAGGAAAGGCCTTCAGAATGTTGCTACTAAGTCCGGAATGGCTTTGGATGTAGCCCGGAATGGTGTTGTTGATGTAGTTGTAGAATCAACAGTACCTTTGAAATACCCGCCTTTTGTGAAACCCAAAGAGAGTGATATGTCAACGGCAACTATGGTTGAGAATTTAGTTAATTTACGAAGATTCAATCCTGTGAAGTCCCTTGTCATGCCATGGAATCAGAAGAAAGGTTTTAAATATAATGCGGTCTCTACCCAAGCTAAACCAGATAAGATAGTGTATGCTTTCTTAGCTGGTAAGGGCTTAGGTGCGAGATTGCAGCCTGCTCTAGATAGTGTCCGCTGTAATGGTACAATGGCTGGTTTATACCAGCGTATGGCCCAGAATATGGTAGACCCTAAAATAGCAGATAAATTTAAACCAATCGAAAGAAACCTGGCACTAATGATTAGTAGAATTCTACCGCATGATAGAAGTCAGCTTAAGACAATTAAGCTAAGCGACTATAAACGAATAGAGTTTGAAGGTCCTAATAAATCGCCCTCAATGAGTTACATAAATGCACTGTCGGACGCAGGGTTTCCTTACGCATTTGAGCAACAAAACGGAATAATGCCTAAGGTTTCAGTAACGACTAGCTTGAGTAAAGGTTATTCAGCACGTAAAATGGACATTGCCCTTAATACTGGAGTGCGATCTATATTGGATCATGCCGGTGAGAAGGCTAATGAAATTCTTGAGAAATTATCTGGTTATACTCGTGTACAAGATATTGATGCAGCCTGGAGAGAGATTTTAATCCATTATCCAGAATTAGCAGTCTTTATTTTGAAACGAAAATCAGAGAAGATAGCTCGAGATGATTACATGCGAAAAGTACGCCCCTATGGTGTACAACCATTACCCATGCGCCTTGTGTGTAAACACATTTTGTATCCTTTCGAGAGCAGCCTCAAGAGCTTTTGGGAGGACAGTGAATCGATTAGTGCTTATCGTTTTTCACCTTTTAGTGGTGGAGCGAGACGCCTAGTTGAGCATCTAGCGACGAAATCTGCTATATCAACACCTGATGGGTTGACTGCCGTATCATATGGTGACGACCAATTGTGGTTGATTAGTCTGAATAATGGTAATGTTTTATGTTGGTGCCCTGATGTAAAATCTATGGATATGAGTACACCTGTTGTTCATGCATTTAATTATGCGAGAATACTGGCATATGCTTATCCAGAGGTTGATGCTCAGTTGAAAGCACTCGTGAGCTTTATCACTATAATGGCCTTTCAGCACAATATTTTTGTTGGTGATACGTATATTGTCCAGAAGTTACACTCTTTAATTAGTGGTATACCTGGTACAACATACCATAACCTACATTCATCGGCTGCAATGATAGTCAGAACACGTCTTTATCTCGCTTTTCTCAGAAGCTTAGAGGATCAGAGTATTTTTGAACCCTCAAAAGTTAATGAGTTAATGAGTAAATTGGAAACTAATATAACTAAGTCTATGGGTTATACTTTTAAAAAGCAGGAAGGAACATTCTTGGTTTACCCTTCTCTCGAGTCATTCAGAGAAAGAGGTATAGAGGTTCCATTCTTGTCTGCTAAGTATATACCTGTTGATGGTCATATTATGGCTGTACCTGCCGAAATGGATAAGTTCAGTGCATCTTTAGTGTGTCCTGACTCTAATGAACCTTCTAATACACTTAGAATGTGCGTTATTGTCGGCATATTTATTACTGGTGCCTGGATAGACCCAGTTTGGGAGAAAGTGCTTCGCGAGTTGTACTCGCACCTATATAATGCAAGTGCTGAAATCGATAATCCTGATTTTCATGATTTAGATGACGGTGTTGCTCAGTTTATACTGGAAATTGGTTTTAGAATGTCATGGCATCTGCCATCTCGTCAATTCATGATTGACTTCAATACTATAAGCCGAGAAGAGATGTTAGCTAAATATCCGAAAGGGTGGGCTGATGTCGAAGTCGGTCCAAAAGTAGCAGAAGTTGTTCAAGCAAAAGATGAACTAACAGAAGCTGTGATGTCTAATACAACCAAATTCCATTCTTTTGAGTTTGACTTTGCTACTGTAGGTGTAAGTGTCAATGAACGTCGTGCTGCAGAACCAATTGACTCCCTGATAGCTAGAGAACTAAATACAAATCATGTGGAAGCCGTCAAGAAGGGTTTGGCAAAACCTAAAAATGTCAAAATGGCTGTCGATAAGACAACCAAATCCGTGGAGGTTAAGATTAGGAATCCGTCTCTGTATGCAAATACAGCTATAAATCGGCTTATCCGAACTACCCCCAAGGAAAAACCGGTCGTGAATGTCGTCCAAGAGGCATCGACTGTTGCTGAAGCCGAAAGCGAACTAGATAGTTCATCGCAATTGGTAGATCTAAATTTAGCTGACCTTAAACCTTCTCAAGTCAAACCTAATATGGATGAAGTAGTGTCATTAGCCGTTCATGGCGTGCCAAATGCTTTGTCTTTTAAGGAGAAAGAAGTGAAGAAAGATTTATGGTTGTTGAAGAAGAAGATTGAGAATGCGAAGCAAGAGGAACAGCAACGGAAGATGAAGGAGCAATCAAACTCAGATGATAAGGCCTCTCGATTTGTCGAGGATGAAGTCCAAGACGAAGAAGATGAGGTTTTTGAGGATGAGGAGGAAGCACAAGAAGAGGAGGAGAGCGATACCGAACGCCCTCATTCTC